TATCGTAATTGTTGTTTAATAGTCTTAACTTCTTAAGCAAATTATTCATTACAGAGTGTGCAGTTTGAATATTATCTACTCGGTTGTCATTACCCTCTAACTTGTTTGTTATCGTTGTTTTAACGTCATCTCTTTGCGTAATAAACAAAACTTCGAAACCTATTGTTTTACTTTCAAAGTTACTCGATACAATACCTATATTAACTAAATTATAAATGTTCTTTTTATTAAAATCTATATCATCATCTGTCTGAAATATAGTAATAGTATTTACATCGATGTCCTCGTTTAAATATCCTACTAATAACTCTAAACAATTATTAACTGCGTTTCTCATTTGCTTTTATTTGTCTTACTTCTTCTTGGTTTTTATCTTTTAAAAACTCTAAATGTGTAAGGAATTGATATATTGTAAGTCCATAGACTTGTTCGTGTTTAAATCTATCCCCTCCAGCAACTGCGTCAATTGAGATATACCAACCCCATTTTTCTCCAAAATAATTTTCTCCTCCTCCGTTGTTACTCGTTCCAAATAACGAGGAATATAATTCTTTAAGTCCGTTCCTAAATTCCAAAAAAAAACCTTTGCACCTAAAAATACAGAGGCAGGAGCGTCATTCATAATTTCAAATCCATCAGTACCATTGTACTCTTTGATGTTGTATAAGTCTTTACCAAATGTTTGGTTAATCGGTCTATACATTACCATCATAGCTTTTAAAACATCAGTATCAATGTATGTATCTAAATCAACATATTCTGCTGTGCTTACGTTATCAAAGTTTGGAATGAATCCGTATTCAACACCATTCATCATAAATCTTTGAACGTGTTTAGGTGTTTCTTCTAATGCTTTACCGATTGTAAATATAATGTCTTCAAATTGCTTTAAAGGTATTTTAATAACCTCGTTCAATTCAATATTACAAAAGATTGATATTAATTGAAAAGGTAAAAACTCCTCTGAACTATTCTCTGTTGCGTGTTTCCATTTAAGGAACTGCTTAATAGTAATATGCTCTAACGATGTTGGTACTTCTATTCTCATACTTATATAACGAAAAAAAAGGATAATTTTACAATTACCCTATATAATATTTTCCTTTGTTTTTTCTTAATCCTAACGTTTCCATTTCGTGATACCTAATCGCATCAATGGCGTGATTAAAATTATCAATTGGTTTATTTAGTTTTAATCCTGTCTTTTTATCTTTATCCCAAGAGTATTTTCTTAACTCATTTATTAAATTTATTGATTGTTTTGTAATTAAATAATCTTGCTCCTGCATTGTTTGTATTCCAAAATTAATACTATCATTACCTTTTGTTACTGCTATTGCTTTAATTCCGTAGCTTTTTAACTCATCTATTGATTTTGGTTCTGCTGAATCACAATAGCAAGGTAATTTAGTAGTTATGTATTTTGATATTTGACTATTACTTAAACCTTTGTTATAACAAATTTCATTCAATATCCTTACATCGTTGTATTTGTAAACTTCGATTATACTTGTAGGGTCGTTACTATATCCAAAATCTAATCCATAACCAAGTAACCTTGCTTCATCAGGAATTGTGTCTATCGTTTGCCAATTGTTAAATATAACGCCCTCTAAAGTACCTATTTGACCAAGTCCGTAAACTTTCCACCAGTTCTCCCAATAAGTTGACGTTTCAGCTTTTACTTTTGCCTTTTCAATTTCTTTAACAATAGATTCGTCAAGTGCTTCGTTATCTTTATAAGTAAGTATTACAAAATCTGAATTATTATCATTAATTAATTCAGTATGCACCCAAAACTCATTAGTAGGGTTGTAATCTAAATAAATAAATTTCTTTGTACGGATTGATAACTGCTGGTAACTTTCAAAGGTTACATTATTGCATTCGTTTATAAATAATATATCACGTCTTGCACCTCTTAATTTATCAGGTTGGTCTGCACTAAAAAATTCAATATAACTGCCATTTGAAAATTTATAAGTTAGATTTGATTTGTTAAAATTATTGGGATTGAAATTATTTGTCCAATCCATTATTTTAAGAAAATCCTTTATAGCACCTCTTCTTAAATGTGGTATTGATTCAGCTACAACCGATATTTCAGATTTTGGAGTTTGTATTGCATACTGTATTAAAAAAGGTAAAATCGTAAAGGTTTTAGAACTTGATGTTCCGCCTTGTACGATTCTAATTCTTTTTTTTAGTTTTGATATTTTACTCTGCGCTGTCGTTTGTACTAACATCCAAATCTATATTTTTAAAGATAGGTTTCTCAACTTCTTCTGTTACTTGGTGATTCATTGATAACTTGCGTAACTCCTCAGGTGTTGCAATCAATTTCATTAATGCCATTTGCAAAGCTGGAGCGTTTGAAGTGTACCATTTAGAACGCATTGAAACTTTTAAAGTAGTTCTATTTGTTTCGAGTAACGCTTTTAGTTCGTTCAGTTCGTTAGAATCAGGTGGAAAAAAATCATAAAAAGTTGGCTTTGCACAAGGCAAAAAAGCAACAATATCTTCCACAAAAAATAATTTGTGTTTTACTATTACTTCCTTAGCTTGTTCAAATATTTTATTCTTGTCGTATGCCATTGCGTTTTATTTCAAGTGTTGGGTCTAACTTTTTCATTCTGTCAATTATTACTTGGCAGTATTTAGGGTCTAATTCCATTAACAAAGACTTCTTTTTTGATTGATGGCAATAAACCATCGTAACTCCGCTACCTCCAAAGAAATCAGCAATTATATTAATTTCTTCTTTTGATTTATCAACTGCAAATTCAACCAAAGAAACTGGTTTTTGTGTTGGATGTACTCTGTTCGTTTTTTCAGATGATTGTGTAAATTGCCTAACAACGCTTCTGTAATTAGTCCAAGCTAACTCGCAGTCAGTTTGGTCTGAACCTCCGTTATTTTTATCCCAAACTAACCAACACTCGCTATCAGGTAAATGTGAAGAGTAATAATTCGCACCCCACCAAACCTGTTTTACTTTTGGATATAATGAATAAATCAAATTAAAACTATCTCTTGCGACATCTGTATTATCATCTCCTAAAATATCAGAATCATAATTTTTACTTAGCACTCCGCTTTTGCTAACAGCATTCATTCCGTAAGGTGGGTCAGTATGTATTAAGTTAGGAGTTATCCCGTTCATTAATTTATCAATATCGTTTACATCTGTAGCACTTCCACAAAGCAAACGATGCTCTCCTATTTCAAACAAATCACCTAAAACAATATCGGTTTCAATTCCATCTGCTGGAACTTCAAAATCATCTTCTTCAGCTTCTAATACTTCAGTATTAAAATCATTCGGTAAATCCAATCCCCACGCTTCTAACTGCTCATTATCCCATTCATTCGCTAATACTTCCCAATCCCATTCGCCACCGCTTGTATTATCTTTTATTAAAAACTCCCTTTGTTGTTCTTCTGTTAAATCGGTTTTGATAATAGGTATTTCTTTTAATCCTGCTTCTTTACAAGCTTTGTAACGCATATTTCCACCGAGTATAATCATATCCTGATTAACTACTATTGGTCGAATGTTTAACATTTCTGGAAAGTCTTTTATTGACTTTACCAATTTTTTAAACTTATCATCTTTGATAAGTCTTGGGTTGTTCGGGTTAAGTTTAACCTCTGAAATTTTTACTACTTGCATTTATGAATCGTATAATTTTTTTAAATCTTTAATAAATGCGGTTTGATATTGTGAACCACAACTTTTGCAACCTCCTGTTTTAACATTAAAAACTCTTAACCAAATCTTTTCAGCTTTCTGAATATCTTTTACTTTATCAATTGGTATTGGTAATCCGTTATACCATTCAAAAAACTCTTTTAAGAATTTAGTTTCTTGCTTTGTAAGTTCAAAAGGTTTACTAAAAGGAAATAATCTATTTAAAGCTTCTTTTCTTTCGTTACATTTTTCGCAAGGTTTAATTCCTACTGCGGTTGTAATATCTGCTATTACATCTCCAAGTCCTTTAGCCATATTTTATGTTTTATTTTCTTTAAACCTCTGTAAAGTACGCTATATTCTATTCCTGTTTTCTTTGATAGGTTTGCAATACTTGTGCCTTTAAAGTGTTTTACTATTTCGTTATTTTCGTTTGTTATAACTCGACCACATATAGCATCAACCAATAACTGTTCCCACTTTGTTAAGTTCTTAATTTCGTAATTGATTAACGTGTTTTGCTCATCAATTATATTTGGAAACTCATCAACTAAAATAACTCTATTTTTTGTAAGACTTTTTTTCTTACTATCTAACCAAACAGATTTAATAGTAAAATATAAGTAAGCATCATTTATCTCATCAAATTTCTTGCCACTATCATAAATCTTTAAATAAGCATCTTGTAAAATATCTTTTGCACTATCGTAATCGCCTGTAAAATTATAAGCAATTTTTAATAGTTGTGTTTGATGTTTAACAAGTTGGTCAAGCATTTATTTTCTACGTTTTCGTGTTTGTTTTGGCTTTTCAACAATAACAATTTCTTTTTCTGATTCACTTTCAAGTGAAATAACAAAATCTTTATCGATTAATAATTTTGCTCTTTCGTTTGATGTTTCAAACTCTGCGCCAACAAACATATTTTGGTTAAGTTCCTTGTCTGTATATGGTTTTATAACTTTTACTTTCATTTTTTAAGTATTTGATTTAGACAAAATTAGTAATTTATTTTTAATAAACAATATTATTTTGTAAATATTTCATTATAATCAGCATCTTGACCACACCACCAAGTTTTTACATTTTCTTTTGTTGTGTCTTCTAACCAACAGGAACGCCAATCTAAAGTCCATACGCTTCTTTTACCTATCATTTTACCATCTATAACTTTCCAAACGATATTATTACCATCTATTGAAGAATATGTATTGTTTATACTTAAAACTGATTTTATTATTGTATCTCTCATTTTGTTATATTTTTAATTACGCAGCATTGTAATAGGATTAATATTTTGATTCCAAAAATCTTTTTGTAATACTTGTGTTATTTCTTCTACTTTATTTTCAGTTTTTGTATTATACCCTCTTTTATTTCTAATACTTTTAACCTGCGCTGGTGTTAAACTTAGATTATTATCGCTTAAAAA